ATGATAGGACCAATTTTAAAGAAATGCAAAATCTGATGATTGAAACTCTTAGTCTTATTGACAACATGCCAAATATGACAAAGGGTGAAGAGAACCTTATCGGTAACATTGCACAGGATATTCAAAATAATTTAGGTTTGATTAATTTGCAGGTGAAATAACTATGGCAAATTCTAAAAATTTAAAATCAAACTCCGAACGAACTCCTGAAGAAAGAAAAGAACTTGCACGAAAAGCGGGCAAACAATCAGGCATAAAACGCAGAGAGCGTAAGGCTTTAAAAGAACTTTTAGAAATTGCCCTTGCTCTCCCCAATGAAGAAACAGGTGAAGAAAATCAAATTGCAATCACCTCTGCTCTTATTAATCAGGCAATTAAGGGAAATGTTCTTGCATACACAACTATTCGCAACACCCTTGGCGAAAAACCTGTGGAGGTGCAAAATTTGAATATTAATCCACCCATCATTCACGATGATATATAAAATTTCCAAAACCTTTGAGGGCCTATGGAATTAGCAGTATCCTTAAGAAGTATCATAGCTCCCTCCTTTTATGATGTTCATAAATTAATTAAAGAAGGTGCTTATAATCATTATTGGGAAAAGGGCGGTAGGGGCTCAACCAAATCAAGTTTTATCAGTATTGAAATTATTTTAAATCTGATAAAAGACCCTAATTCTCATGCCATTTGTTTTAGAAAAGTCGGAAAATTTCTTGAAACAAGCGTTTATAATCAACTCAAATGGGCCATTACTGCTCTTAATTTAAAACCTTATTTCAGATGTTATAAATCGCCACTTCGAATGGAATATATTCCGACAGGCCAATTAATTCTTTTTATGGGGTTGGATGACCCCGATAAAGCCCGGTCAATTAAGCTTCCTTTTGGATATATCAAAATCGGTTGGTTTGAAGAATTAAACCAATTTAACGGAATGAAGGAAGTGCGCGAAGTTATCCGTTCTTTCCTGCGTGGTGGCGACGATGCCTTGATTTTTTATTCCTACAACCCTCCTGAAGAAACAAATAATTGGGTAAATCTTGAATCAGTTAAAGGTGTTTCAAACAGGCATGTTCACCATACCACTTATTTGGATGTTCCTCCTGAATGGCTTGGTAAGGCCTTTTTGATTGAGGCTGAAACCCTTAAAAATGAAAATTTAACCGCCTATGAACACGCCTATCTTGGCAAAATCACAGGTACAGGCTTAAATGTCTTTAATAATGTGGTGGCCAAAAAGATTACCACAGAAGAAATTCGCAGCTTTCAATATATTAATGAAGGTATTGACTGGGGTTATGCCGCAGACCCCTTTGTTTTTACCAAAAATTATTTCAATCGAAAATATAAAGACCTGTATATTTTTGATGAAATCTACCAAGCGGGCTTATCCAATGATGATGCTATTGAGCAGGTAAAGAAAAAACATAACCCTCAATCTGAAATAATCGCAGATAATGAAGAACCCAAAAGCATTGATGAATTTGAAGATGCAGGGCTTCCAATCAGAAAAGCAAGCAAGCCTCCGGGGTCGGTGAGCTTCGGTATTAAAAAGCTTCGAAGCTTTCGCCATATTTATATCGACCCTGAAAGATGCCCTAATACCTATAAGGAATTTGTAAATTATTCATACGAACAAAATAAAGATGAGACAATAAAAAGCAAATTCCCTGATAAAGATAACCACGCAATTGATGCTACAAGATACAGCCTTGAAGATGAATTTGATTATTAAATATGCTTAATTTATTTAAAAAATATTTTAATAAAAAGATAAAACCAAAAGAACCAAAAGAGACAGCAACTAAAAAAGAAAAAACTCAGCCCTTTGTTTTGCCTGATAGCAAGCAAAATCTTCAAGCTCTTTATGAATGTTCCGTTCAAAAAACGGTAAAAGATTTTCAAATTCAAACAGTAAATATGAATGGTGCCCGTGTAAATGTTGCGATGGATAGCCTTGAAGCACTAGATATTAAAGGGCTTCAGTCTGCTTACGAGCCAAATATAATGGGACAAGAGATAATTTTTACCCATTTTGCCAAACAAAGTTTTATCGGATTTAACAATTGCGCCATTCTTGCGCAGGATTGGCTCATTAATAAGGCAATTTGCGCTCCTTGCGAAGATGCCATTGCCTTTGATTACGATATCACTTTAAAAGATATCGATATAACAACCGAAGACAAAGATGTCATTAATAAATTAAAAAACTTATCTGAAGATAAAACGCGTTTTAATATAAAAGATATTTGTAAAACCTTTGCCCAAAACAAACGCAAATACGGTCAGGCACTTTGTATCCCTTTAATTGAAAGGGTAGATTATTCGCTACCCTTTAATATTGATGCGATCCGCCCGAAAGCATATAAAGGAATTACCTGTATTGAACCAATTTGGGTAGCCCCTGTTCTTGATATGGAAGCCACCACAAATCCGCTTTCAACAAGGTTTTACAAACCTACATGGTTTCGCCTTCCAAACGGTCAGCTCATCCATCATACTTGGTTTATTTTCAATATCTATGGCGAGCTTTCTGATATTTTAAAACCTACATATTACTTTGGCGGCCTTCCCTTGCCGCAGCTTCTTTATGAGCAGGTGTATGCGGCCGATAAAACCGCAAAAGAAGCGCCGATGCTTGCCCAATCCAAGCGGCTCAATTACATTGAAGGCAACCTTAACGCTTTTATTGCAGATAACATCAAGCTTTCTAATACCTTAAAAATAATGTCTTGGCTTCGAAATAACTGGGGCTGGCTCTTAATTAAAAAAGACCAAAAAATTGGGCAGCTTGATACAACTTTAACTGATTTTGATGCTGTTACAATGCTTGGCTACCAGATAGTTTCGGCTATTTCCTGTGTTCCTTCTGCCCGTCTTTTAGAAACTTCCCCTAAAGGTTGGCAATCCACAGGCAGTTTTGAAAGCGAATCTTATAAACAATTACAGCAAGGCATACAAAGGCTTGATTACGTGCCTATTCTTGATTTTCACTATAAGCTTCTTGCAAAATCCGAATTTGATATAAATAAAAACTATTCCTGCGTATTCTCTGAAATCGATACCCCAACAGAAAAAGAACGCGCAGAAATCAGAGAAATTAACTCTCGTACTGATTCTAACTATATTAATTCAGGTGTTATCGCTCCTGATGAAGTACGTACAATTTTAAGAGAAGATGTAAATTCAGGCTACAATGCCCTAAGCGAAGAAATGGAACAATCGGAAGAAGACCCGTTCGCGGATATAATCAATAACGGAGGTAATTCAGACGCACCTGACCCTTTTTCAACGGATGAATTTAAAGAATCCGACCACCCAAGAGATAATGACGGAAAATTCTCATCTAGCGGCAGCACTTCCGGTGAAAACAAAAATTCTGTTGAAAAATCCATCAACTATGATAAAGTAAAGAATAGGCAAAGAAAGCCTATTCACCTACCAAAGGAAGAATACGGACTTGTAGTCCATAATTTGAATAACAATCTATCTAAAGATGAAAGAAAAGAAAAAGTAATAATAAAAAATATTAATAATCACCGTTACACTGTAGTTAATAAAGGTTTTAACGAATATAAAATCATAAGAAAAGAGCCCATAGACAATGAGTTTAATTGATAGAGATAAAATAAAAACTGAAACAGGTAAAAAGCTATACGACAAACTTATAGCCCTATGGGATAACGATGATTTTATTGGAGGTGTGCTCGCACATCTTAAAGGTGATGAAAAAAAACAAAAAATGATAGACGCCTTAGAAGGTGGTTTAAAAGATAGAAGTGATATTGTTTTGCTTTCCATTGATATTGCCGATGGTTTAGAGATTTAATTTCTTTTTATGAAAAATCAACTCATGTCTTCCCGGTTTAATGTAAACCAAGGGATAATGTCTTGGTATGTTAAAGAGCTTCAAAAGCTATCAAATGCTATGGTTAAAGAATGTAGAGATGTTCTTGCTAAAATTTACAAACAAGGCTATCCTCAAATTTCTTTTGATGAAAGTATTTCCTCTCAGGCAAGAATAGCGCTTAATCAGCTTTATGAAAAATATGAAGGTAGATTCTCTGATAAGGCAAAGATTTTAGCCCAAAGCCTTCTAAAGAAAACCAATCGCTATGCAAGCTTTCAGTTTAATAAAAATATTAAAGAAATGCTTGGAGATGCAGCAAAAGGCTTTATGCTTGCAGGAGCTGCCATAAGCCCCGAAAAATCCGAAGTAATGAAGGCGCTTTTATTTGAAAATGTATCTTTGATTAAATCTATTCCAAATGAATATTTTAAACAAATAACAGGCGCCGTCGCTCGTTCTATTGAAAACGGGGAGGGTGTTCGTTGGCTTAGCAGCCAGCTTAAATCTTATGGCTCTAAAACAAACCGCAGAGCTCAGCTTATTGCCCAAGACCAAACCCGAAAAGCTTATAACACAATTAATTTAAGAAATTTTCAAGAAAACGGAATTAGAAAATTTGAATGGATACACACAGGCGGCAGTCGTGACCCCAGAGAATATCATAAAAATATTTTAAACGGGCAAATCTTTGATATTAACGAAGGTGCACCTTCAAAAGACGGAAAAAGCCGTATATTCCCTGGACAAGAACCCTATTGTCGCTGCATAATGCGTGCCGTTTTAGATTTTGAGGATTAAATGCTAAAAGATAAATTTAAAATGACTGATACAAAAACTGCTCAGGATAAGAAAATCGAAGATGGAAACGGTTTTTGGCTGATAAAAGATAACCCTATTACAAAAATCGGGGTTTTTCCGTATCTTGGAGGGCAAATAAGTCCAGAGCTTGAACCTGATAAAATATACCAAGTTTTAAGACCCAAAGAAGAACTTACAAGCCCTAAAACCCTTAAAAGCCTTGAACTTATTCCGATTGTAAACGAACATACAATGATAGGCAAAGATTTTATCCCCGCAGAAGAAAAAGGGCTTCACGGAACAACGGGTCAAAACCCTAAAGTAAATGGGGAGCTTATAACAAATGACCTGAAACTTTTTTCTGAAGAAATAAAAAACGAAATTGAGAATGGCAAAAAAGACCTTTCTGCAGGTTACAGGTGCGATTATGACCTAACTCCGGGAGAATATAACGGACGGCCTTACGACGCTGTTCAGCGAAACATCCGTTATAACCATATTGCTTTGGTGGAAGAAGGCAGAATGGGAAAAGATGTCCGTGTAATGGATTCAGGTATTACGTTTGATAGTTTAAAAGATATTTTACAAATTAAGGAGAAAACTATGGGAAAAGAAAACCAAGCGCAAGATGTTGATAAAAGAGAGATTTTGCGCGAAGCAGATGCAATTGCTATGAAGCCTGCCTCTGAATTTGAAGGCGGGGAAGAAGAAAAATTCAGAACCTTAACCAAGAAACTTGAAGAAATGGCCTACAATCCCTCTGAATCTGGTGCCAATGATGAAAATGACACTGAAGGTGTCGAAATCGAAATCAAAGAAGAAGGCCAAGATGAAGACCCTCAAAAACCTTGTGGTGATGATGATATCGATAAACGCAAAAAAATTGAAGAAGTCGGCCGTTTCTTGAGAGAAAAAGGTTTATCAAATGAAGATATTCAATATGTTTTAAAAGAGATGTTTGAGGATTCTTACAACAATTCAGAATCAGGTGCAAGCGATGAGGACCCTGAGAGCAAAAAGGACGAGGGAGAAAAACCTGTTTCAATGGACGCAGCCATTAGATACTTGGCTCGTAAAAACTCTCTTGTATCGCGCTTAAAACCGATTATCGGCGATAATGCCAAATATGATTCAATGACAATTAAAGAAGTTACCAAATACGCGTGCGATAAACTTGATATCAAAAATTCGCTTGATGCCTTGGAAGGTTATATTAAAGCACATTCAAAAGCTTCTTCAGCTAGGGTTACAATCGGTTCACATTCGATGGATGGAGCCTGTGATACCCCGCAGCAAAGTCCTTTTATCGCAAATTATTTAGCAGAATCAAAATAGGAGTAAATAAAAATGTTTCAAACAAAAGTTAATGAACGCCTCGCTATAGGGATAGAAGGCGAATATGCAGATGATTCCCCAAGACGTGAAACGGGTTTTGTCCTTCTTGCAAATACAACCGCAGGAGCTCCTGCAACAGCCACACTTGCATTTGCCACAAATCCTGCTGCAAATGATACAATCACAATTGGTTCAATCGTTTACAGGTTTGTTGAAACCTTGGCACAGCCAAACGACATTAAAATCGGCACTGCTCTTACAGATACACTTACTTCTCTTGAAAAAACCATTAACGGCGAAGGTGAGCCCGGTGTTGATTATTTTGCAGGTACCACTACACCACTTACAAATGTAACAGCAGTGGCAGATGGGTCTGACCTAAAACTGACCGCAAGCGAAGAAGGTCTTGGCGGAAATGCCATTGCGCTTGCAAGCTCTGCTGAAAATGTGACAGTGACTGCCTTTGCTGGTGGCACTGATGAAACTTCAATACTTCCGCATTTTGGATACGCTTTCACGCAAAGTGAACAAGGGGATGATTTTGTTCAAGTTGGTGGCGAAGGCACCTTCAAAGGTATTCTTGTAAATCCTAAAATGTATGCAAATTATATGGATTTAAAACCATCTTTAACACTTCCAAACGGTGCACAGGGTGGTATTTGCGATTTTGGACATGTGTTTGTTCGTTCTCAAAGTGCTTTTAAGGTTGATATGATTGCGGCATTCGATAAAACAACAGGAGCTATTAGTGCGTATGTAAATGCGGAAGCTGTTCCTGCCAATGCTACAATTATCCCTAATTCAAAATTCATTCAATATTCAGGCGATGGAAACACCGTCGGTGTACTACAGCTTGGTAATTAAGGAGTAAATATAAAATGGCAAAAACAAAAACACCAATTAAATTAAGACTTTCCCCTAATCAAGTCAGGGGAATTGATTTATTAAACCCCAAAAATAAACCTTCAGGTAAAGATTTAGCGGCTTTTGGCGTTTCCATGGATGCTGCTATCTTGCCCGAAGTATCCTCTATTTTTGGCAATAGTCACGCTATGGATGCAGCTTCTGTTCCGCTTCAAACTACAGCTTCAATTTCAAACCCTGTTCAATTCTTTCAACACTGGGCACCAAAAGCAGTTGAGGTAATTACTGCTGCAAGGAAAATTGATGATATTCTGGGGCGTACCATTGCGGGTTCTTTTGAAGATGAAGAAATCGTTACAACCTTTTTGGAAAGAACAGGCAGAGCTCGTCCTTATACCGATACTGCAAATATTCCGCTTGCTTCTTGGAACCAAAACTTTATCACAAGAAATATTGTAAGAAGAAGGCTTTGAAATCGGCTATTTGGAAAGTATGCGCGCAAGTCGAATGAGAATTGACGACCACGCCCAAAAAGCGGCAGCCGTTGCTGATGGGTTAGCAATTGAGCTTAATGAAATCGGTTTTTATGGTTATGCCAATGGGGCAAACAACACTTACGGGCTTTTGAATGAACCGTCTCTTGCTCCTTATCAAAGTGTTGCAACCGGTGCATCAAATGAAACCTCCTGGTCCCAAAACACCTTTAATGAAATTACGGCCGATATTATCACTGCCGTAGCTCAACTTGTTAATCAAATGGCAGGCAATTTTGACCCACGCAAAGATGCATTCACTCTTACTCTTTCTTTGGCATCAACTGAATGGCTGAATACCATGAATGAGCTTGGGACAAAATCTGTTTCTCAATGGCTGCAAGAAACCTATCCTAATATTAGGGTGGAAGCTGCTCCTCAATTGGATGGTGCAAATGGTGGCTCCAATGTTTTTTATCTTCATATTGATGAAGTAAAAGACGTTAAAACCTTTGAACAGTATGTTCAAGATGTTCTTCGCCTTATTGGGGTCGAGAAGAAGGCTAAAGTTGTAGTAGAAGATTATGCAGCTGCTACCGCTGGTGTAATTCTTCAATATCCGATTGCAGTAGTAAGATATTCAGGAATTTAAGAGGGCGGGCATTCTGCCCTCTTATCCACATTTGAGGTAACAATGTTAAAAATTTATTCAAAACTTGAAGATAATAATTTTTCGGGGGTAATAATCAAAAAAGGCTTAAATTGTATCCCTGATAAAATCGGTAAAAAGCTTATATTATTAGATAAAGCCTTTAAAAATTTTGTTGAAAAAGGCTTTATTAAGATTGAAGCCAAAGACCAAAATCCTAAAAAGGCAAATAAAGCTTCCGTTCAAGAAGCCCCTCTTGATTTTAATTCTATGACACAGCCTGAGCTTAAAAGCTATGTTTTAAAAAATAATATCGAGGTGCCTTCTTTTAAAAAGGCGGATATACTCAGTGTTTTAATGAAAGGTTAATTTATGCCGTATATTCTATCTAAGCTTGCAAATTCGCAAATCTACACCCAATACGCCAAAGGTGCAAATAACATTAATCAGATTGTTTCCAAGGTTTTAATTAAAGGCGGGGCAGATGTTACTGATAAACATCTTGTAACCCCTGAAGGTGTTATTACAAAAATCACACAGGATGAACTTGAAATTTTAAAGGCTAACAAAGATTTTCAAAACCATCTTGAGCGCGGTCACGTTAAATATTTTGGACATAATCCAAATATTGATAAAGAAGCCCACAAACTGGAAAAGGATAATTCAAGACCTTTAACCCCGGATGATTACAAAAAAGCAGGTAAAAAAGCTCCAAAAACAGAAGCGGTTGAATAATGTCCAATGTTATTGTCTCCCTTGCGGAATTCTATACAGAATACCCCGAATTTAATACTGAAGTGTATAAAACCATCTGCCCCCGTTCTTTCAGAATGGCGAAAATCTATATACCTATAAAAAACAATTGTTTTTTAAAAGATGAACAAAGAAAAACTGCCATTTATTTATTAACCGCTCATTTATCTTTGCTAAATTTTAATGCAGCAAACGGCGTAACAGCAGGAAGCGGCGGAAGTTCGGGTGGTGGTGTTGTTCAAAGTGCAAGTGTTGGGGAGGTTAGCGTTTCTTATGCTCAAATTCCAAATATGGATGATTGGAGCTATTGGCTTGCTCAAACTCCCTACGGACAAGAGCTTTTGGCATTCTTTGAGCTTTTTGCTTCAGGTCCTGTTTATATTGGGGGCAGTCTTGAAAGAGTTTTTTAATGGTTCGAAAGAAAAACGTTAAGCTTTGGAATCATCTCATAAAAGAACTTAACGATTTTGAAATCCAAGCAGGGTGGTTTGAAAATACACGGTATGATGAAAATACACCAGTAGCCGGAGTGGCTGCTGTTCAAAATTACGGTGCCCGGGTGCGTGTAACCGATAAATCTCGTGCTTTTTTTCATTATGCAGGGGTGCACCTTAAAAAAACAACAGACGAGCTTGTGATTCCTCCACGTCCTTTTATGGATAATGCCAAGGCTCGCATTCAAGGTGAAGAAGGTAGGAAAATTCTTTTGCAAGAGCTTTTAAGGGTTTTTGAAGGTAAACAAACAATGACCCAAGCCACAAATCGCATAGGAACATGGGTTCAGGGAGTTATTCAAGAAGAAATCAAAAAAATTAATTCTCCGCCTTTAAATCCTATTACAGTTGGTATGAGAAACAGTCAATATGATAGTCCCTCCAAAAACCAATCAACAAAGCCGTTAAATTCAAGCGGGATTATGATATCAACAGTTCAATATAAGGCAGGAAGAAAAGAGGAAGTATGACCTTAAATCTTTTGCCGATAGCAATGAGAGCTACTGCTATTTTAGGCTGCAACAAAAATTTCCTTTTTTATAAATGGATTAAAAATACGGTTGATGCTATGGGTAGAGATGTTCCCGAGTATGCCCCGCCTGTTCCTGCAACAGGCTCTATTCAGGCTGTCTCAAATAAAATGTATGAGCAATTGGGGCTTGACCTTGATAAGCATTATAAAATCGTTTTCTCACCCGTTCTTATTCAAAGCATAGCTGAAAAAATCCAACCTGACAGAATTTTATATAACGGGCGTACTTATGAAGTGGCCGAAAATAAAAATTGGTATGAAACAAACGGCTATACCAAAGTTTTAATGGCGGAATTAAAGGAACTGCGCGTCAATCAAGGCATCCCGATCAACTTACAAGACCAAAAATCAGATATTCAATGATTTTATTTCCTTGGCGGTTGCCGCTCTTGAAGTCTTTGAAATTAAAGGATGGGAAATTCGTCAATTAAGACAGATTTTTAAAATTAATCACCTTAAACCCGTTGTTTTTATCTCAATTTTAAGCGCCAATCAATTAGGTCGGCAATATACCAAAAAACAACAAACAAATAATGAAATTTTCCGCATAAATTCAACCAAGCAGGAAATTAAAATCAGGTTTTCCGCAACTCGCAGAGGTCTGGAAACGGATACCCTTGAAACTCTTGATGGAACAGATATTTTAAAGACCATTAAAGAGTTTATGCAATCGGAAGAAGGTATTCAATTTCTATCAAATTTAGGGTATGCGCAATATCGAGCCGAAACTGTTTCTGAAATGGATTTTACAAACGACAGCGATAATTTTCAGTTTCTTCCCTATTTTGATTGTACTTTCCTTTATACGGACAGTTGGCAAACAAATATAAATAAGGTTTCTAAAGTTAATTATACAGGTATTTATGGAATATAGGAGTAAAAAATGTCTATCCCAATAAGCAAATATGTAGCGATAACCACTGCCACGGCAAAGCTTGTCGAAGCTTCAAAAAAAGATTTAATCCCAAGAATATTTACCACAAACCCTTTATTTGCCGCAAACACGGTTTATGAATTTACATCATCTTCCGATGTTGCAGCTTTTGCCGGCGCTTTATCCGCTGAGGCAAAATTTGCATCCGAATATTTTGGCTGGGTTTCTAAAAAAGCAAGAAAACCGCAGAAATTATCCTTCATACGTTATTCTTTTGAAGCGCTTGCTCCGTATTTGTATTCAACAAAACAATTAACCCCTCTTGCCACTTTTAAGGCTATAACAAACGGCTCAATGAATATCAATTTGGGCGGAACGGAATTTGAATTAAAAGATATTGATTTATCGAATATTGAAGCCTACGCTGATGTTGCAACGGTAATTCAGGCAGCCATCAGAACCAATACGGATGGCGGTGCGCTTTGGACAAATGCGACAGTAGCTTTTAACCCCTCAAATTCAAGTTTTGAATTAACCGGCGGGGAGACAGGCGTAAATTCAATCAATTTTGCTTCTGCTACATCTGAAGGTGTTGACCTTTCGAGCCTGCTTGGTTGGGATGTTGCAAGCGCTCCCGTTCTATCTGATGGAACAGCCGAGCAAAGCGTTACCGATACCTTAAATAAAACAATTGATATAAGCTCAAACTTTTTAACCTTTGGGTTCTTAAACCCTTCCGATGCTTATTCAAATTTAGATTTAATCAGTTCTTGGACGGCTGAACAAAACTTTAATTACAGATTTTGTTTTGACCTTGGTGCTTCAAATTATCAGTAAGGTATCCAAACGGCCTCCAAGTATTCAGGCTTAACTGCCCATTACAATATTAATTATGGAATTACAGGATTAAATCCTGCTTGGATTATGTCTGCGATATTGCCTGCAACTACAAACTATGACAGCCAAAACGCCGTTAAAAATTATATGTTCCAAGAATTTCCCGCTCAGCCTATTGCGGTTGGTGTTAATGATGGAAATCTTTATCAAACCCTTGATAAACTTTTGATTAACTATAACGGGCAAACCCAAAAATCAGGCAAAACCTTGGCTTTCTATCAAAACGGTTTTAACACCGATGGTGTTGATACAGCCGTGTTTGATAATGAAGCTTGGCTTAAAGATTCTATTGCTACAGATATTCTGAATACAATGCTTGGGCTTGATTTTATTTCAGCTGACAAAGACGGTGAAGCAATTTTAAGCGGCATCTTGGAAGATAATGCAGAAAAAGCTCTTACAAACCATGTATTTGCAAACGGAAAGGTTTTAACAACCGCAGAAAAAGCCTATATCACTCAATTAACAGGTGATGAGAATACTTGGCTTGATGTTCAAAACAACGGGTATTATAAAGGCGTGGAAATTGTGCCTCAAACTCAAGGCGACAGCACAATTTATGTGGGTGAATATACCCTTATTTATATGAAAAATGATGTCATAAGAAAAGTTACAGGTTCAAATATTTTAATATAGGAGTTTAATATGCAAGATGTTTCTTCAATAGGAATAGCAGTCAGGCTTAAAGCCTCTGTCACATTTCCTTTGGGTATATTAATTACAGCATTTCCTGAAGATGGGGATTTTGGTCCATCCGGGGATAATGAAATTGCGGGCAATGCTTCAGGTGTTAATGGTGACCTTATTGTATGGAAAACCGTTAACGGGATTGAAGTTAATGTGCCTGTTATTCCAAATACAGAAGATGATAGTTTAATGGATTTACTGTTTAATGCAAATCGTGGAGCTAAAAACCGCTTTCCGAAAAAAGATGTTATTCAAATTACCGCTACAAATCCTGTTACGGGGGTTATTAAAACCTATAAAAACGGCGTTATCAAAACAGGTACTGTTGGTTATACTTATGGCGGTGATGGCAGAATTAAAACCAAAACTTATGGTTTTGTGTTTGAAGATGCGGTTTAGGGGGATTTTATGAACGGTTTTAATTTCAATTTGAGAAAAAACTTCGAAACACCTAAAGCTCAATCTGCCCCATCAAACGAGACCACAGTCACAAATTCAAATCTTTTGGAACCTAAAACGGTTGAAATCAACGGCCATAAATTTGTAATCTCTAAAATGCCTTGTACTGTTGCGCAAGAGGTTATATTTAAACTTCCGACAGGCCTTGTTCCCCTTATAAGCAATTTTTCGCAGGCAGAAGAAATGGCCTATAAAATGCTTTCTTATTGTGAAAGAGTTTATACTGACGGGCGCCCGAATGTTCCTTTAATTTCAAAGGCTTTAATTGATAATCACATTCCTGATTTTGATACATTGATTAAGCTTGAAAATGAATGCCTTGCATACAATTACGATTTTTTCGCAAACGGGAAGCTCTTAGATTTCTTGAACAAGGGTCTCTCCCTTGCAGAATCGAAAGCTTCCGCAATATTGACGGGTTTATTGGACAAATTATCGCAAGCGGAAAAGCAAGCTACATCGAATTAAAAACAGTCTATACTCTTGAAGATGCGCTTCAAATTTATGAAGCCGAAGCAATCACAAAGTATAACGAATATCTTATCTCACAAGCGCAAATGAAGGGAAAATAATATGGCAGGATTGCTTGATTTATTTGCAATCGGTTTTAATTCCGAAGGCTTGAACGATTTTGAGCAAAATCTTAAACGCTCTCAAAAAGAGCTTGATAACTATGAGCAGAAGGTCAAAGATTGTGAAGGTGCCCTGAAAGACCTCGAAAAACAAGGTGAAAAGGATTCCGATGTCTATAAAAGCATTGAATCCGACCTTGAGCAAGCCAAACGAGGCGCTGAAAAATTCAGAAAAGAAGTGGAAACAATGCAAGGGTCCAATTCTGCGCAGCTTTTAAAGATGAAAAAGAATTTTGGCAGTCTTGTTAAAACCCTTGGTCTTCTTGCCACCGTTGGTGTCACTCTTAAAAAATCTCTTGAATTTTACGAACAGGGAGAACA